GTCGAGCTGGCCAGTGATGTGACGGACTTGGCGGGGCTGGTTGCAGCCTTCAACGTGGCAAAAGCATCAGCGCCTTTTATTGCCAGCGCCTCATCTGGACGGCTGCGGATCACAGAGCTTTCGCCGTTCACCGGGCTGGCCCTGGCTGCGTCAGGCGGCTCAAGTGTGCTCGGCTCAAGCCTGGCCAGCGTAAAGGGCACAGCGACAAGCAGCGGCACCCCAGAGCGCCGCGCAGAGATGACCCTCAACTACGACAGCGGCCAGCCCGTCAACGGCCTGGCAATGGGGGAGGGCCTGGCCACCATCGGCCCGCGTGGCCTGCGCTATCGAATTATTACCACCGCTGTAGGCACCCTCACGGTAGAGCGCCTGACGTCTAGCGGCGATATCGACGAGGACTGGCCCGGGTTCAGCCTGCAGGAGACGATTCACGGCCGCATTGAGCTGGACTCGTCAAACCTTGAGGGCGGCTATCGCGGCTCGTTCGCCGCGTGCCCTGAAGGCGAGCTGGTCACCGAAATCGAGTGGGACGTGTTCTTTACCGGCGGCCTGATCGGCAATGGCAAAAAGGGCGACCAGTACGCCGTTTCCTCCAGTCATCAGTTTGAGTACCGGGACATGGCTACATCAGGCGCCTGGACGGTGCTGCCCCAGTCCGTCACCGGCAACTCGATGGATGCTCAAGGCTTCACCTATCGCCAGACCTTGCCCTATCCCATGCGCCCTGAGTGCCGTATCAAGCGCATGCCCAAGGTAGGCGGGGTCAACTCGGGCGAAGTGATGGATGACGTGATGTGGTACGGCCTGCGCGGCAAGATGATGGGCGCGCCGACGCGCTACAACGACATGACCGTAATTGCCGTGCGCGTGCGCAACGGTGACCGGCTCTCGGCCCAATCCGAAAGCCTGGTCAGTGTCGAGGCCACCCGGGTGCTGCCGGTGCGCTCGGGCGGTGCCTGGGCCGTGGAAACACCGACGCGGGATATCGTGCCGTGGTTCCTCTACATCGCCAAGTCGGCCGGCTACACAGATGCCGACCTGGATCTGCCCGAGCTCGACCGACTGCACGATGTGTTCCGCGCACGCGGCGACACCTTCGACATGACGATTGACGATGCCAGCACGGTCAAGGACGCGATGAACGACGCGCTGGCCGCCGGGTTCTCCGAACTGACCATCAACCGCGGGCTGCTGCTGCCGGTGCGCGATGAGCCGCGCACGCAGTTCGAGCACATGTACACGCCGCAGAACATGACCAAAGGCCTCAAGCGCCAATTGGTCTTTCCATCCAGCGACGACTTTGACGGTGTTGATGTCGAGTACTTCAGCGCGATCACCTGGGCATGGGAAACCGTCGAATGCCGCTGGCCGGGTGACTTGGGCAATAAGGTCGAGAAGGTCAAGGTGCCAGGCATATCCGATCGCACCCGCGCCTGGCGCATTGGCATGCGCCGCCGTGGTCACCAGAAGTACCGCAATGACACTTACCGCTGGGAAACTGAGTATGACGCGCTCAACTCCAGCTACCTGAGCTATGCGGCGGTTGCCGACGATGTACCGGGGTACGGACAGAGTTCATTACTTGAGAGCGCCACGGTTATCCCCGGGGGGATTGTCCTGGAGAGCTCTGAGCCCTTTGATTGGTCTGCCGGCGGAGCACATGTGATCGCGCTGCGCAGGTTGGACGGGTCGCTGTCTGGGCCATGGCCCGCGACTTTCATGGATGAGTACCGCGTCAGCGTGCAGAGCCTGGACTTTGATCCAGAGATCATTTGGGGGATTGAACCGCCACACCTCTTGTTCGGTCCGCTCAATCGCTGGAGCTATCCAACGCTGGTCACTGTCGTGAATCCATCCAGTGGCGGCAACGTCACGGTAGAAGGCATGCCCTACGACGCCCGGGTTTATCAGTACGACAACAGCGCGCCGACATGAACCCACCAGCGGCATAAAGAGGCAGTAAATGATTGCTTATCCCGAAGGACTGCCCGAGCCGCAGCGTGATGGTTATGGCTTCCAGGCAGTTAGCCCCTTGGCCCGTTCCGAGATGCAGAGCGGGCGAACCCGGCAGCGCCGAAAATTCACTTCGGTACCGACCGTGGCGACCGTAACCTGGTTGTTCACGGAAGTTGAAGCCCAGTTGTTTGAGGGATGGTTTGAGCATGTGCTGCTCTCGGGCTCACTACCGTTCAATTGCCCACTGAAAACACCACTCGGGTTCGACAACTACAAGGCGGAATTCGTCGACATCTACGATGGGCCCGCGCTGATTGGCGTGGACGACTGGCGGTTTTCCGCGCAACTCAGGCTGCTCAAGCGACCTTTGATCAGCAAGGATCTGGTGGTCGAAGTGCCGGACTACATCCTCGATGCGGACATTTTCGACAGGGCCATGAACCAGGAGTGGCCAGAGACCAGCGAGTAACGCCTGGCCTGCCCAGCCTAACCATCTTTCCACCGGCAACCCGCCGGGAGCATTTAAAACTTATCGCCTTTGACACTGCATTGTTTGCGGTGCCGTTGGCGTGCCTGCGAGAAAATCCGAATGGCCAACAATACCGGCAACCCGATCGGCTCCACCGCTGCAAAAGATCTGAGCGATAACGCCCAGAACCTGGACAAGTTTGCTAACGGCGAAGACTACGAATATGCCGACCGCCTGGGGCGCAAGCGGAAAAGCCTGAAGTGGATCGAGGATGCTGCCCTGGCCATTCCGGCTATTGATGCAGCCCGACGTTCTGAGCAGCAAGCTGTGCGGTCAGAGACTGAAGCAGGGAAAGCCCTTGCTGCAAGGATTGAGGCGGGAACTGCGAGGGACGCAGCGCAGGTAGCGGCAGGTATTTATATCAGCACCATTGTAGGCTTGGGGAAGACAGTTGATGGTCAATGCTTTGGCGTGCCGTCACCGAATAGCCCTGAATACGCCATTCTGTATGAGAACCGTGTTGGTCTCGCGGTTGACACTGGAAAGCGATTCCCGAATGCAGAGTTTGTTGTAGCGATCAGCTCAGTGATTTATGACCAAACGGGGCGAGCTCCCCAGCTACGAAATCTATTTGACCTGAACCGTACCACTGACGGGTTTTATATCGATACAGCCGGCGGTACAACGGCAAACCCCTTGTACTACGTCAGCGATTACATCCCGGTTGTTGAGACCCAGCAGTACGTTTTCGCCGCGTCAGTCAGTTCAATTGCATTCTACAGCTTTAACAAGAGCTTCTTGTCTCAGCGAGCGGGTGCTGCTGGGGGCGCGTCGTTCTCAACGCCACCTGCAACACATTTCATTCGCTTCTCGCAGACGCTGAGTACCAATAAAGCCAAGCAAATGCTGCTTAAGGGCAGCTCAGTTCCTACCACCTTTATGGGCTTTGGTTTTACTGATCCGGCCACACAGGATAAGAAAACGCACAACGCAGCCCTGACGTTGATTGGGGATTCTGCATCTGGGGCTATTAACCTGTTTGACCAGTCTCGGGCTATAGATGGCTTTGCTCTGGCGGCTGATGGGTCGCTTTATGCGGCACCCGCTTACTTTGTTTCTAGAATGTCTCCGATTAAGTCTGCGACGAATTATAGATTTTCGCATGGCTCAAGCATGGTTGTGTTTTACGACTCAAACAAGCTGAGGATATCCAACACCACCGCAAGTGGTAGTGCGGTATTAACCAGCCCTGCAGATGCGTGTTACATCCGCTACCACCTGACTGCACTGCTACTGAAAAGCGTCTTCATGCTTATAGAAGGTGACAGTCTCCCATTGAGCTACGTTGCATACGGCACACCCACCAATTCCTCTGTAAGCAAGGCTGCGCTGGAAGTTGCCCGGTCTGTAAGTGATGCTTCTCAGCCTGTTATGCGCAACGTGTTCGACCTGAATAGGGCGGTGCTCAATACAGCTATTAGCGCTGTCAATGGTGCGATTTCCGCTGCTGAGAATTATTTCGTAACAGGCAAGCTCCCGGTTACGCCTGGGGGCTTTTTCGTCTCTACCTACGGTCCCAGTCAGCTGTGTTTCTACGATGTCAGCGGCTCCTTTGTGTCAGGGTCGACGGAGTACAGTTCATTTGGAAACAAACCAGTTCCTGTGCCTGCCGGGGTTTACTTCATCCAGTTCCAAGTAAGCCCGCTGACACGGCTTCCAGCGCTCATGATTTCACCTGGAGCCACGGTTCCAGCCGGTTATATCCCTTTCGGCGGAATGGCCAGTAAGTTGCCATGGCAGGACAAAAAGCTGGTTATTTTGGGGGACAGCATCTCGGCTACTGGCCTTTACATTCCGGCGCTTTTGGCTGGTACTGGCATGTCGTTGCTGGCAAATCATGCAAAGGCTGGGCGCCCGGTTCGGGAGATGGGCATGACTGCCGCAGGCGTTGTTCTTACAGAGGCTGATCTGGTGAACGCTGATTTAGTGTGTTCTCTCCTTGCGACAAATGATTACGGCGGAAATCGAGCTCTCGGCACCTTGGCGGACGCCTATAACGGGTCGGTGGCGGCTACGTTCTACAACGACCTTTTCAAGCTATTGACGCTGATATACACCCTAAAGCCAACGATTCGTGTCGTGTTCTGTACGCCTCTCAAGCGTGGGGCCTTTGAGGATCAGCCTGTATATCCGGCTGCAAACGTTGCGGGCGCGAAGCTGGATCAATATGTCGCCGCCATTATCGAGGTTTGTTCGATGTTTTCGGTTCCGGTGTGCGACTTGTTCCGGGATGGTGGATTCAACTTGCTCAACCTTGGGGCCTATACCGGCGACAACTTGCACCCAAATGCTGCAGGTTCGGCTTTGCATGTGCGCCCAATGATTGCTGCTATCAACGCCTGTTAATTCACGACTTCCAATCCCGTCGTGTGCGGGTATTTTTCGCCAGGAGAAAGCCATGCCCATTACAGTGCAGCAGTTGCTGCAGATCCTTCCGAACGCCGGCCAAGTTGCCGGCGTTTTTGTTCCTGTCTTAAACACCGCGATGAGCCGGTACCAGATCATTGGTACGAAGCGCATCGCAGCCTTTGTAGCGCAGGTTGGCCACGAGTCCGGCCACCTGGTGCGCCTGGTGGAGAATCTCAACTACAGCGCTGATGCTTTGCGCAGAACGTGGCCAAGTCGTTTCAACGCGGAGTCGGCCAGTACAGCCGCACGTAAGCCCGAACAGATTGCCAACATCGCCTACGGCAATCGCATGGGTAACACCGCCACCGGCGACGGCTGGAAGTATCGCGGCCGTGGCCTGATCCAGATCACTGGCCGGTCCAACTACGCCGAGTGCGGCGAAGCCCTGGGCCTTGACTTGGTCAATCACCCTGAGCTTTTGGAGAAGCCGCAACACGCCTGTATGTCCGCGGCGTGGTTCTGGGCGAGCAGGGGGCTGAACACCCTGGCTGATGCGGGCAAGTTCGACACGATCACCAGTCGTATCAATGGTGGCCAGAACGGCGCTGCGGATCGTCAGGCACTGTATGCCAAGGCGCTGAAGGTGTTGGTGTGACAGCCGGGACATGGAGGTTGGCCATCCTAGGACTTTCGTTGGTGCTGCTGTTCGCGCTGGGTGCCGCTGGCGGGTGTTGGTTGGCTGATCGTCACTACCGTCCATTGCTCGACACCGCAAACACTGACTTGGCCACAGCTAAACTGGCCCGGGACAACCTTGAAACCCTGGCGGGTGAGCAGGGTAAAAAACTGGGCGAGCTTGTACTGGCTGGTAATGAGCGAGTAAGGCAAGCAGCGCGAGCTGTAGCGTATGCCAAGGAGTTAGCGAAACCTGACTATGCTAGTGCGAACCGACTGCTGCAGGAGCGGACTGGCGGTGATCCGGCTCAAGCTGCTGAGGCGATCATTGATCAGGAGTTAGATTTATGAAGTTGCTGCTAATGGGGCTGGTGGTGACTCTGGCGGGATGCGCAGGCCGTGAGCATGAGGTGCGCACCGTGCGAGTGGAAGTTCCAGTGTTAGTGCCATGCAATACGCAGGAGGTGGAGGTGCCGCCTTGGGCAGCTCTGGGCCTGAAAAAGTCCGATAGCCTGGAGCTTAAGGTTCGCACGCTGTTAGCCGAGCGTCGACAACGGATAGGGTATGAGCGGCAGTTGGTCGTCGCGGTGAGAGCCTGCAACTAACGATCAAAAAGACCATTGCGCTCCGAGCTAGATTGCCTGTCGCAACAATTTACATGGCCTCAATTCATGCAGGAAAGCCGGAATAGAACAGCAAAGACACTGATTGAAGAGGTGATGGTCAGTAGGGATCCCCCTAGAAGCTCGGTTCGGGCGTGGGCTTTGTAGGGGGGGGATAAAGAGCTCTGCCGGCTAGCTAGTCGATTTGCATCTAGCGCTTCTTACCCTTCTTGCTTACAAGTGGTTTCTCTTTCCAGCTGTTATATAGACATTCAAGTTCTTGGTAATAGGTATCTTTACCGGTGTTCTCACGGATTGCCTGGATAAATGGGTTGGCTTGAGAGTAGAGGCCTATAACAGTGCTATAGCTAGACTCATGGAGCATCTTTTCGTCGTAGATCCCTTGGTTGATGCCTACGCAAACGCGCTCCCAATGGTTGAGAACGTACCGTAATTTGTTGGCTTCATCCGAGTCGTTTTTATCTTTCTGTGCGTATACGCGAATATTCGTATCAGTGGCATTGTGTAGCTTTTGTAATAATTTATAGCCTGCGCTCAGCTCGGCGTCTGCTCGAGTGCCAAACAACAGATCAGCTGTTTGTTTTCGTTTTGCGGTCTGCTTTGCGCTCAGCACTGATGCCACAGCCACAACGATGCCAGAAAAGACCAGCAAATTTCTTAACAGCTCCGAGCTGAGGAAGCTCAGAACCACTGAACACGTACCTTCCATTTTTTCCCATCCATTATCAAAAAAGGAGGCCCTAAGGCCTCCTTCCGGAACTGTGGAGCACAATCGACAGGACTAGATGCCTTCGTACTCTTCTGATTTGTATGCGGTAGTTTTCTTCATTAGAGATCCCTCATTTTGCTTCGTGTGGGACAACGTGCTTCTTAGGTTAGCCGGAACAGCGAGTCTGTCCCGCGCGTCTTGAGCCCAATACGCCTTCCTAGCGCGTCGAGCCTCAAGTATTTAGATGGTTTTTTTCACCATCGGTTCCATCAACGCCACTGCATTCCTGCGTTGATGGGCGCATTTGATATCACGACATAGTTATTAGCAAGTGAATTTTGTTGCGGACAAGCTGAGGGCATGCTGGGTTTTTGTTTCACCTGCGAACGATCCTACGACGCAGTGAGAGGGGCTTCCCGCCGAACGGGGGGTTATCCGATCATGTCGAAAATGATACAAGCACTGTTTACATATACAGCATTAAAAATGAAGCGTCACGTGGACGACCCGCTTGCCGAATGGCAAGCAGCCAGCAAGCAACCATTCGACTTGGTCACCGACCCTGAGGCTCATTGGCGCAAACTTGTAGATTTAGCGATGCTCGCTCATGAGCGCCGTCAGGTGCGCAGTGATGAGCTATCGGAAATGCTAGAGCTAGCTGACGCAGCAAGGCTGTGGGGATTAGTCGAGTGGGAGGAGGCTGACCGCGTCGGGCTATTCTTGGGTCATGTTATTGACCCCGACGATGTTTCTTTTTTCGCAAAAAGGGATAGGTGAACTTTGGCAGGAGGCCGGGGGAAGAGAGAATAGTGTGTCGGGGGAAATTCGGGGAATAGCTCATCATGGTAGAGCATCGTGGGGCGTCGTTGCAGCGAGCGCTAGATGCAAAGCCCTGAATTCATTGGGCTTTTAGGAGCTATGCAAGCATGGGGTGCTAGGGGTCGAGTGTTCGAATCACTCCGTCCCGACCATATTATTCAATGACTTAGCCCAATCTGTGAAGGTTGGGCTTTTTCATGTGCGTGACTTTTGCGTGACTTCTCCACATTTCACGCCTGCCTTCTCTTCAAAATCTTCAGCACCGGCCCAAGCGAGTCAGTGGCTGACACCTTATTTGCAGCTTCTATCAGATGCCCCAGCTCGGCGCCGGAGTAGTGACTGGTGATGCTGCCGTTCGTATGGCCGAGCAATGCTTTGCGATCCTCCTCAGTCACGCCTGCTGCACGCAGCCTTCTGCCAAAGGTGTGCTTCAGGTCGTGAATGCGGATACGGGCGAAACCATCATGTGCCGGCCGCAAATACTTCGCCGCCTTGGCCCTGGCCTTCTTCCAGGCTTAGTCGTTCATGCGGTGAACCATTGTTTCGTCGCCTTCCAACGGCGCGGTCGAGGCCGTGCTCGATGCCAACCAGGGGCTGGGGGATGAGGTGCAGCCGTTTCGGCCAGGGGTGGTGATTGACCTGCCGGATTGGTGGTGCCGAGTGAGGAGGGGGTAGTAGGGGGCACTTCGGTCAGTTGGTCGCGTCAATCTGCTCCTTGAGAGCCAGCATCGCGGCGCTGACACGGGCCGATTCGCTGGCATCCAGAAGAGCGTCCCCGCAGGCCGGGCAGAAGTCGCCCGTCACCGCCGGTATTGATGTGAAATCCTTCCTGTAGGAGTAGGGGAGGTCACGGGTTTCATGCTCCAGCGCAGCGACACCGCAAACAGGGCAGATCATTAGCGCTGATGCTCTTGCACATACTGCTGCAACGCCTGGTCCAGTCGTGTTTGCCAGCCACTGCCGCCAGCTTTGAAGTAGTCCACTACCTCGGGAGAAAGACGCAAGGTCACCCGCTCCTTGACCGGCGCTTTTTGCGGACCGCGCTCGCCGCGGCGGCGCACCGTTGCCTGTTCAAAAAAGGCGTCAACAGCTGCCGGATCATTGGGGTCATACAGCCCTCCGGGCTCCCGTGCGATTGGCGCATCGGCAGCTGCTTCGCGTGTGACCCGTTCCCAGTCAGTCTTGCTGGAGGCTTGCATAATATTTTCTCTCCTGTTTTGACGCGCGGCGTAAAGAAATTGCGCGGATGTCCTGGTCGCGTTCAACGTAGACGAGCACAAGGACAATACCCACGATCTCGACCATCGCAACGTCCATCAATCGGTGTTCACCCTGACGCGGCGAGCAGAACGTGATCTTGTTCGGCGCGTCGTACACCAAGCCTGCATCCGCCAGATCCAGGCCATGCTTGGCAAGGTTGGTTTGGCGTTTGGCTTCGTCGAAAACGATCATTATTTTATCGTACTCACAAAAAAATAAGCAGGCAAGCCGTGTCTGGCGAGAAAGAGACCGATGGCGCGAAGCAAAACTAGCTTTTTTTAGAGCCTTTTAAACCCTCCTCTAATCCGTGTTTTATGTGGGATTTCTCCCGGCAGGAATCTGCATGCCCCCACCCAGGACAACGACCAAGCCCAGGACGGCCTGCCTTCAACCGCTCCATCGCTGCGGTGCGCCCGGAAATGCCCGGCCGCACCGACCTGTTTGCCGAACGCAGCATCAACGCCCAGGGCTTTAAAACCGGCCTTGATGGCGAGTACCTGGTGGACTCGGTCGAGCAGGTCTTCACCCAAAGCGGCTGGACCACCACCGTCGAATGCAACGGTGGCAAGCAGGGCAAAGCCAAGGCCAAAGGCAAGAAAACCAAGGCTAAGGCGCCGCTAAAAGTCATCGAGTTGTGACCCCCGGCAAACATTCACCCAACCCGCCTTGTGCGGGTTTTATCGTTAGGGCAAACCCATGTCGATTACACGGCCACAACTGCTGCAGATCCTCCCCAACGTCGGCCCAGTTGCCGGCGTTTTCGTGCCGCTGCTGAACACCGCTATGGTGCGTTACCAGATCATTGGCCCCAAGCGCGTAGCCGCGTTTATCGCCCAGATTGGCCATGAATCCGGCCAGCTCAAATACGTCAAAGAAATCTGGGGCCCAACGGCCGCCCAAGCCAAATACGAAGGCCGCAAAGACCTGGGTAACACCGTGGCCGGCGACGGCTCCAAGTACCGGGGCCGTGGCCTGATCCAGATCACCGGCCGGGCCAACTACATGGCGTGCGGCGAAGGGCTGGGCCTTGACCTGATCAAGCAGCCCGAGCTGCTGGAAAAGCCACAGCACGCCTGCATGTCAGCGGCATGGTTCTGGGCGACCAGGGGCCTCAACACCTTGGCCGACGCGGGCCAGTTCGACAAGATCACCCGACGCATCAACGGTGGCCAGAACGGCGCGGCCGATCGGCAGGCGCTGTACGCCCGGGCGCTCAAGGTGCTGGCGTGAAGATCGATGCGGTGAAGTGGGGCGGGGTGCTGCTGATCATCCTGGCCCTGATGGCGGGTAGCGCGTGGGCCGCATGGGAGTGGCAGGCCAACGCCTACGGCCAGCAACTGGCCGCAAAAGAGGCCGCCCACCAAACCGAGCGCACTAATCTGGCCAATGCCAACTCAGCACAAATTCTGGCAGAGCAGGGCAAGCGCCTCGCCCTGGAGCAGTGGCTGGCAGCCAGCGACCAATCCCATTACCGAGCCCTGACCGATGAGAAAACCAAACAGGCACGTCTGCGCGATCGCCTTGCTACTGCTGACCTGCGGTTGTCAGTCCAACTCGACGCCGCCGCAACTGGTTGTGACGCAGTGCAAGCCACCACCAGCACCGGCGGCGTGGTTTATGGCGCCTAGAGAGCCCGACTTGACCCAGCGCATGCTCAACGAATTATCGGAATTATCGGAATTATCGGAATTACCGGCGATGGCGACCAAGGACTGATCGCGCTGCAGGCCTGCCAGGCCTACGCCAAAGAAGTATCAGGCACAAAGTAAAAGGAGCGGCCGAAGCTGGATGCGTCAACATCCAGCCCGGCCACCAAACCCGCAGAGCAGACCTGCAAGCCCAGTCAAGGCTCCTGCTTCGTGCACAAAGCGGAGCGAGCCTGGCACCTGTTTATCTATACAGCAAAGGTCTTGCACATTATGTCTTCACCCATCATCCCTTGGAAGGGCGGCAAACGCCGCCTGGCCGACCGCCTTATCCCCCTGTTCCCACCCCACGAATGCTATGTCGAATTCTTCGCCGGCGGCGGGGCGCTGTACTTTCTGCTTCGTTGGCGCATTTAA